TGTAAAATCTATATTTGCACTGTTTGATGTAGCACCACTAGATGCAGCTGAAAATGTAGCAGTTTGTCTTGCATAAGAACCACCGGTAGCTTCTGTGCCGCCTCCGGCATCACTTGGCGCTACGGTGTATAAGGCAACATAAACAGCAGATGGTTTTGTGTATGTAGTTGTACCAAGAAAGTGATCAACAAGTTTATTTTCAAGATAATTAGAAAGATTACCAGCCATTATTTATACCTCCAAATTATTATAATAGAATTCCTTTTCTTCGTCACTAGGCAATCTGAAGTTAGGAAGTCTTAGCAGAGAATTTGCTTCTTCGGCATCAATTTCTGCCATACGCTTGTCTTCTCTAGAAAATCTAACACCGGAAGGGGTTAGATATGCGGTACCGCTTTCGAAATAAATCAAAACTTTACCGGTCTTTGAAATAGATTCAATATCATCTTCTTTTTTAACAATTTTTTTCTGTGTTTTTTTTGGCGCTGCCTTGGGTGCAACTTGGTCAGATGTTACAATATTTTCTTTTTGTTCTTCACTCATACATCAATCCTATCATTTAATAATCAATAAATCAACAGTTCCTATGGACAATTTTATTCCAAATATCAGCGAGGCGGGGAGTATTCCTCTCCCCGCCCGACCGATTTTTAGGACACTATTACAGTGTGCGCAGCTTGACGTTTTTGGCAACGACATAAGAACCAAGGTTCTCCACGTTGCAAGCAACACGCATGAATTGTGTGTATTCAATTGTGTCTGTCTTTGGCTGGAACTGACGGTACACTGTGATGTCTCTGTGCATACCCACAACCTTATTGTTGGGGAATGTCAGTTCAACATAACCGTGATTGCCAGAAGCACCCGAGTAGTCACCAGAGACTGTCTCTGGGAACAGTGGGATTTCCACCAGCGGAACACCGTATGGTGCAAGCCCTGTTGCGCCTGGACCACCATTTGCACGGATAGCACCGTTCATGAATGCCTGCTCACCGAATGTCGAGCCAGGAGCTGGAGCGCCAGCAGTAGCTGCAGTTGCCGAATTAGGATTCTGCAAGCTAAAGGACACATCCTGAACCAGACCGGCACCTGTGAAGAAGCGCAATTCATTGCGTCTTTGCAAGAACTTTGTTGGCATGTTGCGCAGCACTCTGTCAAATGTTGAACGAGAGATGTTGTTGCCACCCTCGTCCACCACTGTGCCACCAGCAAGCGACAGCTTAACGAAGCCATCAAGAGCCTTGAGGAGAGCATTGTTTGAAGATGTGTTGCCATTGATCAACAAGTCATCAAGATCGTTGGCTGTTTGACGAGCCATGATCTGAGCAAGGTGATCTTCCAGCGAAGCGCCTTCAATGTTATCCTCGAGAGCCTCAGTGCTGAGCTCCCAGTCCAAACGCAGCTTGACGCTTGTAAGCGAAACCTTGCTAAAGGTAACGGCTGCATTCGAGCCATCATCTGTAGCTTCAGTTGCCTTCTGCATCAGGCGTGTGCCAACCGACACCTTATCGATTTCCATCGAAGGTGTGCGCATGCGAACGACTCTGGCGTTACGCATGAGGTTGGACTGATCTACCACGAAATCAATAAAACGATTTGACTGCTCAGGCTTGAGCAAACCACCGCTTGCATTGCTAACGACGCTCGTAGTAACTTCGTTAGCCTTAGCAAGAATTTCTTCTTGTGTTGCCATAGTAATTATTCCTCCTTAACTTATGACTTATAGCCCAAGGAGCTAATTATTCCTTGTGGCAGGTAAACGTTGTTCCAGAAAGACTTTTCAGGTTCAGACTTTTTTAATTCCTCAACCTGCTCATCTTCTTCCGGATCAACACTCTTCTTTACAGCGCCAGCTTGAGCGAACTCCTCAACCTTAGCTGTCTGTTCTTCAAGAGCTTTCTCTGTTGCTTCCAACTTTTGAGAAATCTCCTCTTTCTGAGCGTCAAAGCTCTTAGCAACTTCATCAATCTTAGCAGCGATATTTGCGTCAACTTCAGCCTTAAGCGAAGTAGCAAAATCATTAAGCTTTTGATCGATGACGGAGCCGAGAGCTTCTTTCAGAACCTCAATATCCATTTCTTCCTCCATCTGATCATTTTTCACTTCGGCTTCAACTGAAGCTTCAGCTTGCTCGCCTTTATCAAGCGATTCATCCCCAGGCTGATCTGTAAGCCAAGAGATAAACTTTTTAACCAAAGACAATTTCTCTGTTTCTTTGTCAATAGTATTATCCATAGGTTTCATAATATCATACTTTTCATCATCTTGCAATAAATTATCACTATCCATTGCGACCTCCTCTCCTAATTCATCATAAACATCATCTAATAAGAAATCTAATAATAATGCATCTGCATACTCAGGATTATCAATCTGAATATTCTCAATTTCTTCAAATAATGTTTCTATTAAATCATTTTTAATTTTTAGATTTTCTGTTGTAATTGATTTATTTGTTTTTTCTTTTGAATTCCTGTATCTCTCAAGAAGCCTCCGCCCCTTTGCTGCCAACCTTGCGGCATCAGAACGATCTTGCGGTACCGGCTCGCCCCAAGCAGTAGCAGAAAGAGCAAGCCTTGTTGGTTTTCCATTTGGCTTCTTCATTGGACCAGAAGGATTTGTAAAGAAACGAACGAGAAACGACCCCTTCCTTCGCATTTTTTCAGGAGTGTCTGCAGCGCCACGAACACCTGGCTTAAGATTCGCCCCTTCTTTCTCTTTAAAATATCTACGACCTGCAGCTGTCAAGCCGCCTTTGGGGTCTTTAATAGGCTGTTTTGCCTTTTCCATCTCAGAATCATCACTTTCAAGTATATAACCAAGTTTTCCATCATCAGCCTTTTTAACAAGATCAATAATCGCAACAGCATTTGCTGGATTGTCAACAAGACTTAACTCACCAAGATCATATTCTTTTATAACGTGAACCGGTCTACCATTGTGAACTTTGTTTTGCATCATTTCTTTTTTCAAAATTTTTCCACCAATTGAAAATGCACGAAGCGTTCCATCAAGAACTTTTTGCCAAGTTGTTTCTGCACCTTTTGAGATGTATGCTTCAACTTGAATTGCATTATACTCTTGACCATCAACACCTTTAATTCTTATGGGCTTATAGCTAATAGCTTTACCTACTGCAATTGGTGCATGCATTTCACGAATATTACCTTGCCAATTTTTGAATGCGGTAAGCGATGCTTCAAAATCAACAACATCACCAACTTTGTCAATATTGTCTGCAGTTGCAATACCGGAAACAATTCGCTCTTCTTTTTTCACCATATCAATGGGGAATGATAAATTAAAGTTAGTCATAGTCTAATTTTAGTGTAATAAACAATTTATTATACAGCAAATTATCCTATGGCATAGACAGCAACGCTAACATTTGCTGTAACGACTTTAAATTGAGTATAGTCACCTTCGACATAAACCCAGTTTTTTGCTGCTGGGATGACCACTCTATGTGGACCACCGTTTAGCTCAACCACGGCATTTGTAGAACCATCCAAGTTTAAAAAGTGGATGCATGACGTATGCCCATTGATAGAAACGGTATTTGCAGCACTTGTAATTGCTGTGTTTGAATAAATAATACCCATTTTGTCACTCATTCTGTACCTCCTGAGTTATCTTGATTTTGACCCCTCTCAGCCTGATCGCCAGTCTGTCTTGGATCACTTGCTTGCCCTTCAGAATCTGCTCTTGCATTTCTCGGAGCAATTGTATCATTATTAGAATTACCAAACGGAGCGCCTGGTCCAGTCTTTTCTTTCTTCGTTGGGAACGGAAGTGGTTCATCACCATCCGTCCTTTCTGGTAAGCCAAGTGTGGATCGCACCTCATTTGGTGTAATAACTTCTGTTCTAAGATATCTGTCATTAATTCTAGATTGAATATCTTCATCAACAAGATCTATGCTCTTAAACTTGAGAACAAAAAGATCTGTAAATTCCATCATAACTCTATTTAATCTTTTTTCTATCACAGATTGATCCGGAGCAACGACCTGCATTTTAAATGTTTTATCGGCATCTCTTGAGACAGCTAAGTTAGCATTATCATACACACCAACCTTTGGCGCTGGGACCCTGTTGGCTACAAGAATTTCATCTCTATTTGATTTTCTATATTTATCAAAAGAGGCATCTTGGATACCAGCTTCAAGTTTTTCAAATTTAATATCGCTGTCTGCACCAATCGAAGCCGGGATTGGAATCACAAGGGTGCCGTGATTTCTTCCTTTAACTTCTTTTCTAAAATAATTAATAAGCTCTTGTTTAGACTTATTACTTAATTTTGCACCTTTAAGAATTATTGCATATCTAGGAATAGCTTTATTCTCAAAATAATCAATGTTATATTCTTTTGCAAACTTATCACCAACAATTGCAGCAGCAGCTGACACTGCAGAAGGAATACCATAGTATGTATTTTTAGGAGAGTAAATTTTAAAGTGAATGATCTCATTAGGTCTTGGATCAGAATTAATGGGGTCTTGTGTTTCTGTATCTCCATAGTTTCTAAAGAAGACTGCTGTGATTTTATTGCTTCTTGCAATTTGAACAAAGCCATCTCTCTTCCTCCTAACCCTAACAAGAGTTCCTGGTATATGACCAATATACCCAATATTACCAGCGTTATTTCTACCTATTTCTAGATATCCATTGCCAATTGTTAAAACATCCTGCCAAACTTTAATCATTGTTTCAATAAATGTTTCTTCAACATTTAAATTTTCAAAAAGCTCTTCAAGCCTTTCTTTTTCATCCTGCAGTTCCTTTCTAACCCTATAAAGTTTATCTTCGTTATCTGTTGATTTTTCAATTTTCCTTCTAGCCTTCAATGTTTCTTGAAATTGAAATCCAAGACCAACAGTATTCATAACCCTAGCGCTTACTGACGCATTGTGAATTGCACTTGAATCAAAGAGATCGGATAGGTTGTCTAAATCATACGGTGGATTAACAATATCATACAGTGTGTATCCATCAAGAGTTTCTGGATCGATGTATTTTGTTTCAGTTCCATCTTCTCCAACATACTTTTTAGAAAGTTTATTTGCTTTCCTTTTCATTTTTTGAGAAAGAGAGTTGTAGGAAACTTTCAAAAAAGGATCTTCAGATATCGGTATTGAATCAAATCCAAAATAAGAAAGATCATTTATTTCATCTGTTACCTCAATAGAGTCTTCAACATGAACCATTTTCTTTTCCATACTACCCCTTTAAATTATCAAAAAAGTCTTCATACGGATCTGGTATGAGACCTTCATTAAGTCTTTCAACTTGATCATCTCTTTCGCTTCCACTAACTTTTCTTGCACCATGAACCCAGCTAATCCTACCATCGGTGCTTCCGGTCCAATACCTAGCCGCTTGTGCTACTCTTTTTTCAATATCCTTGTCTCCGACAAAACCTTCTGCAGATAGAACCCCATCACCATCAGATAGTGGCGTACCATCTGGCATAATCCAGATGCAAACGCCATAAGTCCTTGGAGGAACCCACAGACGACTGTTTTTAATAGATTCATGACTCATTGAATATATTGTACACCACTTTTATTAAAAAAAGAATAAAAATGATGAAAACAGGTACAGCCTTTCATAGTTCCAATCCAATATCGGTCTTGAACGGTTCATTTTATAGGACACGACCCAGTTGCGCAGTCGTCAAGTGTAATTTCGTGACTTCCAGCGGCTTGTTGAAGTGGGATTGAGAAATCAATCTTAGAAAAAGTTTTATTATACTCTTCTTCACTAATTTCTTCATAAGGAGGTAGTGGAAAGTTATGATCACTATGTAATAAAAACGAAACTGACTTAACCGAATTATCATAGTTACTTTCTAACCACTTTTTAATCTCCGTGAGTTCTTCTTTTCTATAATAAACAGTCACTGAGACAGCATTATCTGCCCACACTGTTTGCATTTTTTTGACCCATTCAAGCTGTTGAATTGCTGTCATCTCACTAGCAAGCACAGATCCATCTGGGGATTTGCATGGAAATTCTACAACATACCTTGTGTGATCTTCTCTGCCATCAAGACCTACATCCCAAACAACTTTATACCCTCTCTTTCTACATGCATCAACTAGTGGGTCTGCAGCTCCAAAACGAACACGGCGAATATAATATTACGCAAATGCCGGGTGTATACCAGGCGTTACACCTGGAAGTAACGATAGTGTTCCAGATGGCTGGACTGTCGTTAACCTAACGGACGGATTCCATCCTTTCTCTTTACTATATTGCTTATCAAATTTTTTAAGATTTTCATACACACTGGACAGCCAAGAAATCTTATCTTCATCGCACTGCAGTATTCCAGTAATGGACTGCCCTAATCTTGCATTTTTATGAACAATCTTATTTGTCTTCTCATATGGATAAGATAATCTTGTAACTTGTTTTTGAATCTTATATAAAAGAATTGAAATTTCTTTTAACTGCTCAAGTGAATCAATATTTGGTAAAAATATTGTTGAGAGATTGCAAGACTCACCATCAGCTAATGCAATTTCCGCACACGGATTAAACCCTTCAATGGAATTATCATGTGCAACCTCACCAAGTCTTCCATAAGTTCTTGCAAGCTTTCTATTCACCAAACCATACGGCTCACCTGAGCCATCGTAGCCTTTCCAGAGCTCAGCAAGGATTTCATTATAAGAATCTGCATAAATAGAATTATTACTATTTGCTCTCCAAGCAGGCACAGACCCAGAAGACCAATTTTTTGCACGTAGGAATAAAATATCATCTGGATCACCGATTGCAATTTGAGCTGAGCGGCGTGACGAGCCAGAAACAACAATTCTACCAATAATATTGCAAATATCTAACACATCAACAGAACGCAGTTTCTTCCCAACTCTATTATTAAGAACTTTGCAAATATCAGCTATACCATCAACTAGAGCGCCGGGACCGGATGCTGTTCCACCAAATGTTTTTAACGGAGCGCCAAATTCACGAATTAAAATTGTTGAATAGCTAAAACTTTTACCTGTAATAAAATATGATTCAAGAACTTTATGCAGAAGCTCACGCCAACCTTGTCTTGAATCTGGAACAATAAAATCTGCATCGTGACTTTTCTCTGCAATGATACTCTTAACATCTTTTACTTTTGGCAATTCATGAATTTTTGCTCTTTCAACAGAGAAGCCAACTCCACCGCCAAGCATGAGATAGTCGAAAACTAATTCAAAGTCTTCAATTTTTTCAATATTAGTAAAGAAACAATTATTCAAAGATGTTCCAGAAAATTTAGAAACAAGTGGGGTGCCAAGTTGCCATAAAGCTCTACCTGCAACGGTGCAGCGAAGATTAAACATATGATCAAAAAGATTTTCTGCTTCTTCTTTTGTAAAATCAACACCAATGTCAACTGCGCCATCAATAATTCTTTTAATGGTTTCAACCCAGGTTTCTGTTCTATCTGTGCCTTCTATTTTGCGACTATAGGTTCTAAGATAGACCACTTCGCCCATTCCACCAAAACCCCAAGGTGGAGTTTGATTGTTGTAATTGGACAAAAAATTAGATGTTAGTAATGACATTTTTACCTCCGAGAAAAAAATGGGATTATCAATAGTATCTTAATGAATTACCGT